ACAAGGCATAATTCATTACTTAAAATAGCAAAGTATAATAAATATATAGGGTTGTCAGCAGATGACAACAAACAATTCCTTATTGATTGGATGAAGAAACAAGATAAAAGGACATATACCACTAAATGGGAAGATGTATTGAAGGATATTGATTTAATCATTCAATATACTTACGAAAGGAATTATTCACTTGTAACTAAAAGAAAAGATATTACAATAACATCTAATGAAATTGAAGAAATACTAAAGATAAAAGGTAAAAATCATAAATTGGTACTTTATGCTTTGTTGGTACATAGTAAAAGATACGCTAATAAAGATGGTGTATTCTATATGAGTTATGAACAAATGAAAAATACAACAGGATTAAGTCAAAGAAACATAATTAGATTAATTAAGGATTTAGAAATTAATAAATATATACAAGTATTTAGAAATATATCAGGAGATAATAAACTAATTAAAGATACCAATAGATATAAAATAAATCTATTATATGACAAATTGTACAAACCAGAAAATGGAAAATCAATAACTATATGTGATAAGAATTGTCAAAATTGCTTTAATGCTTGTCTTTGCCGATTATTCGATAATAAAAAATTAAAAACTATGCTAACAAGACGAGAATATGAGGCATTAATAAAAAATACTGAACTAAACAACATACCTTGTATAGCAGGATGATAGGAACAATATTCCTGTCACTTGCTATATAAAATAAATCTATTATGTTCATTTTTGTACAAACCAGAAAATGTAATATGAAACAAGGAGGAATAAAGCATGGCTAGGCAAACATCATTACTAAATCAAGCACTAAAACAATATTGGAAAAATACGACCACCTATCCAAAATACGCTTATTTTATGTGGCGAAACGGATTAAGCAATTCAAATAGAGATTTTTCCGAATTTACAGAACAGGACATAATTGAAAAATATTGTAAAGGCAGTTTAAAAAAATATGGCAACTTGAAGCAATGGGAAAATACCGAAGAATATGCAGAGTTAATGAATTTGTTGTTGTTAGAAAAAAGCAATAAGGATTTTGTAGAAATTTATAACGTAGTATCAGAGAAAGCTAAACAAGGTGATGATAAAGCAATTAAGACATTTTTAGTATTACAAAATGAATTAAAAAAATCAGCAAAAACAAAAAAACTTAATAAGCAGGAACAGCAGGAAGAAATAGAAGAAGATGACCTAGTATTAGAATAAAACCTTTGTACGCTTTTTATTTTTATTTTAGAGACGTTTTTTTAGGCAGGTAATGATTTTATATTACCTGCTTTTATTATGCCTTTTAAAACGAAAATAAGCAAAAATAAACAAAAGGATACTCACAATGTGAGTACCCTAAAAAAGAAGGTGAGAACATGCCAAAACTAACTAGAGAAGAAAAACTAAGACGTATAAATGCTGATCCTGCACTTTGGCTTAAAAATTTTGTAAAAATTGATTATAACGGTCAACTAGTACCATTCGTATTAACACCAGAACAACAACATTTTGTAGAAAATATGGATAGATATAACATTATATTAAAACCACGTCAAATAGGTTTTAGCACATTATTATTAGGGTTAATTTTATATTATTGTTTTCAATTTGAAAACTACAATGTACTATTGCTAGCACATACAGAAGATACAACACAGTATCTATTCACACGCTTAAAGTTAATGTACGAGTCAATTCCAGATAAATACAGAATTGGATTTAGAAAAAATAATGAAATGGAACTATTCCTCGAAAATAATTCTCGTATTGCAGTTAGGACAGCATCAGCAAGTAAAGGACAAGGGATTGGTAGAGGATATTCCCTAAATTTAATTCATTTATCGGAATTTGCATATTATGATGAAAAAATACAGGATGTGATACTATCCTCAATTGAAAATTCCCTTGTAAAAAACGAAAATTCCAGAATATTTATCGAAAGCACAGCAAAAGGTTTAAATCATTTTTATGACCTTTTTAAGGACTCAATGGCAGGTAATTCACGATATAAACCATTCTTTTATAATTGGTTTTGTGAGAGCATGAAAAAACAATATCAATTTGAATATAAACTTGCAAAACAATGGTATCAAAAGGGAAGTTTGATAAAACATCTTTATGACGATGAAATGGACGATACCGAGAAAAAACTATATGAAATGGGGGCAACGAAAGTGCAATTAATGTGGCGAAGGTGGAAACTAACCAACATATCAGAGGAAAAATTCAAGGAAGATTTTCCTTCTACATGGCAGGAAGCATTTATTGCAACACAAGAGAGCGTATTTGACCAGAAGCAAATTAGCGATAGATTATCGTTTATACCAGAGCCAATTAAGGCAAATGAAATAAAAGACCTTCCCGAAATACTTTATCCATATCTAAACAAGAGTTTATTCATTTACAAATTGCCAAAACCTAAGGAAATGTATTTTTCTGGTATAGATGTTGCTTCAGGACTTTCAAAAGATGGTGACTTGTCCGCTATGTCAATATTGGATTCAAGCGGTGAACAGGTTGCTGTATTTTATCAATCAGGAATACCAGTTTACAAATTTGCGAATATAGTAAACGAACTAGGTGATTTTTACAATTATGCGTGTCTTATGATTGAAAGGAATAGTTATGGTTTAGACCTTATAAACAGGTTAAAAAGAGAAATCGGATATTTAAACTTAAATAAAACTAAAAAGTGGGATAGAACTACAGGCAGAAAAACATTGGAAATAGGATGGAATACTGATAATGTTTCAAAATCAAAATTAATTCAGGATTTCAAAGAAGCTTTTGAAGAAGGAATTATACTTATCAATGATAGAGAAACATTGCAACAAATGCAAATTTATATGGAGAAAAATGGCAAGTTAGGTAATGTCAGAGGAAAAAATAACTTTGATGATTTGGTTATAGCAACAGCATTAGCAGTACAATCTTTGAAGTTAGGTAGGTATTATATATAAACAAGCAAGGAGGTTTCTATGATAGTACCTAAGGAAAAAATAAAAAAAGAAGAATTAATATATCCGATTAAGTTTTATCTAAAAAGCAAAGTATTAAGCAAAGAAATACTTGTCCATGTAGATGAAAGCCAATGTATGGACTTCATGGACTGGTTGAACAGGAACAAATACGCAGAAAATATACAATCATGGGAATTTTTTGTATTTGATGATATAAAAACTAAAGAAAATATAGTAATAATGAGAAATGAAATACAGGCGTTTAAAATGCCTAGGGTTCAAGAGATAGATGCGGATAATTACAGCATTACATTACAGGTAGGAGGTTTTTAATATGACATTGAGAGAATATATAAAAAAATATTATGATAATTCGCCAGTATGGTTTCAGGATGAGGTTACAAAACAATGGCATTTTGAAAGAGTGCAGAACATACTTGACTTGAAAGAATATCTTTCAGGTAAGCACGCAATATTAAACAGACCTAATGAACAATACAACGGTAAACCATATAAGACAAGGAAAATTGTATTACAGCTAGCGAAAACTTTATTGAATTTTGAAACATCGTTCCTATTAAAAAATCCAGTAACGCTGATTAGTGAGGATAAAACAACGCTTGAAGCATTTAAGGATGTGTACGAAAAAGCAAGGTACAATTCTATTGATATTAAAATCCTTGATAAAATGGTTAAATACGGTGAAACATATGAGTACATTTTTATCTCAGAAAACGGAAATATTACAAGTAGAATAATACCAGCAGAAGATTCATACCCTGTATTCGATGAAACAGGCAATATGATTGCTTTTATTGAATTTTACATAGTTGACGGAATATCATACTATATTTTGTATACTGAAAATGAAGTTATAAAATATACAGATGATTCAGGAGAATTACATATTACAGGAAAATATAAAAATATATCAGGATTGCCAATTCAATATAAAACAATAAATGAATTAGATTCTTGCAAGGGTAGAAGTAGTTTAGAGGATTATATAAGCATAATTGATAGTTTAGAGGACTTAATATCAAAGTATCACGATGGCTTATATAGATTCATTAGTGGCGTACCAGTTTTAAAAGGTACTGGACTTGTAACAAAAAATGATAGAGGGAAAATAGATCCAAACGCAGTTGGATTTATGCTTCAGATAGATGATACAGCAAACTTTGAAATAGTGCAGAATAAAATGGATTCAGCAAGTTTTAAAGCATTATATGAAATCCTAATGACACAGTTACTCAACATATCTCAAACACCAGCGATTGCCATGAACGCAGTAGAAATAAGTAATCTTTCAGAAACAAGTATTAGAATGATGTACTCATTGGCAAGTGTAAAAGCAAGATTAAATGAAGATAGTTTACTTGATGGATTTATACAGAGATGGGATAAAATAAGAAAGTTATTGGCATTACAAGGAATACAAGTATCAGGCAATATATCTTGTACCTTTGAATATGATATTCCACTTAACGCAACTGAGACAATTAACAATATAACACAACTTAAACAAAATGGATTGATTAGTTTAGAAACAGCACTAAGCAGAACACCATATATTTACGATGTGGCAACAGAAATGCAGAAAATCAAAAGCGATACAATAAGTAGTAGTGCAGAAAACGAATAATACTATATGTTGTATAGTAGATATGCAACACGTGAACATATTGATGTAAATGAGAATAATTCTCAATTAGATAAAAAGGGATTGGGTGGAACATGGAAGTATTGATATAATTCATATTGGAATAGTAGGGATTTGTTCGCCCAATCCCGCCATGTTATCTATTCATGTACTAAAATTAATACAATCCTTTAGTTAACTAAAGTGTTTTTAATTGAACAAAACTAACACAAGCACAAACTAACAAGGTTCAAAGGTGCAATATTCCTTCATAGGAGAACATTATACAAAACTGCAATGCGGAAAGTTCGGGAAAAAAGGGAAAGGTAACATAATACACATTATCGGAAGTTGTTGGAAGCATCCAGTATAAGTGGGAGAGGTTCAAATAGCGAACAAAGCTCAAAAATGTATATTTAATTACATTTATAAATGCTTTGAAATGCAGTAATAGCAAGGATTACAAGGAAATGTAGTATTCATTACATAATATAGATTATGTCGGAAGTAGATACCCCCTTTTGGAAAAAATTTCCCTTAGCAAACCACTTTCTCACCGCTTAAAAAAAATTTAAAAATATGGTATAATTACAAAAAAATACAGATGTGAGGTGTATGATTATGTTAGATAAACTAATTAATGAAGGTATTGAGTTAAAAAAACATACAATTACTTAAAGAAATAGATTATAATTTAGACAAAAATAAGGACTTGCTAAAGCAAGCCAACTAATAAACCTGACATTATTATAGCACAGAATATTACTATATATTTGGATTGTTTTGTACGCTATTTTGTTCAATTTTTAATCTATTGAGCGTACTTATGATATTACCTAATTGTTGATTGTTAACAGCATTTTTGAATATACAATCAATTGGTACATTATTTTGCACATAGGATAAAATAAGGTAGGTATTATTAATTTCAGTTTTCTTTTTCAAGCCAAAAGCAAAAATGCCTAGTGCTAATAATCTTGTTAGAGTCACATCTTTTTGTATTTCAGATTCAGTTTTTAATTCATAACGTGTGATTTGATTAATTGGTATTTCTTCACCAGTATTGGAATTTTCTTTGTAAAAAAATATGGTATTGTTTTTGCGTATTTGAAAATATACTTCTTCGTTTGCAGACAAATAAGGGTGTCCTCCTAAATGGATTAATGATTCTTCTAATAACAACCCATATTGTTGTTTGCGTAACATAGATTGTTCTTCTTTCATTATTTTTTCTTCTTTTTCTTTTTTTATTATTATATACATAATTATTACAAAATAAACAGGAATCAAAAGTATTAAATATCCAAATATACCCACAAAATCGCCTCCTTAATTAAATAATATCAGAAAATATAATTTTTGCCAATAAATTTATATTAATAACATTTAACAATCTATGCGAGGGAAGATACTCTTCCCTCGCATAGCGTAAATAAAGCGAAGAATGGAGATGTTCAAAATGGCTGATAAACTTGGTATACTTATAAATACCATATTAAATGTTAAACAAGAAGATTTACAAGTTCAGATGTTCCGTCATATGTAGAGCGTGAATTATTTGAAAAATGGAGAACAAAGTGTATTGTTTATTTAAAGGATTTTAGTAATGAAATTATTGTAGAGAATTTTAATGAAGCTACTAAAAATAATTTTGAATCAAATTTAAATCGGGCTTTAAGTATATTAAATGGTTTAAAAGAGTATCAAGAAACAAAATAATGAATATTTTTTTAAATACCCTTCATTTTAGCTTGAAGGGTATTTTTTATACCTAAAAATCAATTATAGGAGGAATTTTACATATGACATATTTAGACCGTATTAAATTAGAACTTCAGGATATTACCTTTTCCGATAACGAATTAACCGTATTGGCTCAAGAAAACGGTATATCTAATCCTACATCAGAATATGACCCTACATCTAACACAGCTAAAAGAGCAATATATTCAACTGTATTAAGTGTACTTGAAGCAATAGCGAATAATCCTAATCTTATGAAGAATTACAAAAATGAAGATATATCTATCATGGACTTTGCCGAAAGCATACAAAACAGGATAGCACAACTTGAAAGAAAAATAAGATTATTGCCTAGTGATGATATATCCGATAATATAGCTGATGGTGCTAGTTGGGTATATATGTTTAGAGAATGACATAGCAATTTGTTAGGGTATGATGATATAGACAATGTCGACATCATAACTTATGGTATCAGGGTATTTCCACTTTTGGGGATACCCTTTTTATTTTCAAAAAAATGAACACAGGAGGAAATTATATGCAAATTAAAACAGATTTCCAGCAAGCCAATAAAATTAAAGAACTGATTAAAAAACAATGTGTCAATTACACAGATGGTCAATGTACCCTTTTAGATACAAATTGCCCACAAATGAGTTGTATGTATTCTGTACTTTGTAAGTATTTTATTAATTCGGTTTTACCTTTGGACAAAGAACTATATAAAGAACTGCTTCCAGACGCAGAAGAAACAAGCGGACTTTATAACAAAGTATGCAAACTTTGTAATAAAAAGTTTACGTCTGACAAAAAACAAGAGCAATACTGCGATAAATGCAAAGACAAAGTTAAAAAGGAAAAAGCAAGATTGAGAAAACAAAAACAAAGGGAAAAATGTCACGCTTTTTAAAAAATGAAAGCCAGTATTTTCAAGGGTTTCAGGGGTTACAATATAGGGGGGTAATATATTTGTATTACTTCCCTTATATTTTAACTTTTAAAATGTCCTAAAAAATACCTTCTAGCATAGATATATCAAGTATTTCAAGCATTTTTATGTCACGCTTTTTAAAAATCCATATATTAAAAATGAATGGAGTGATATATTTGAATATATTTGACTTTCCGCAGAATGACTATTTATACCTGCTTAGTATGACAGGATATGATATTAAAATAAACGACAATCCAGAAATTAAAAAAGGTATAATAAACAATGTTGGTTCTAGTGTCAATTTCAGATTAAATAATGTAAAGTCAATGATTTCTAATGCAAGTATAAAAAGAGGAGATATAGTTACTGTTTTCTGGAAAAACTATAATACCGAAAAATGGCTTGTTTTAAGCGATAATTTAAGAAATAGAGATTATGTTAAGGTTATAATGCAAAAATGCAATTATGATATAAAATTCAATTTTCAGGGAACAATCAAGGAATTTCCTGCTATAGTTAATTCAAAGATATTCGACGTTGAAACAAACCGATACGTGTCTATTCCTGCTGGAGAAATAGTTGTCACAATGCAAAGTAACGCAGATAGTGAAAATATCAAAATAAACGATAGATTTATTAAAATGAAAAATGCCTGGAAAGTTACTGGAATTGATAGGACAAAAAATGGTTTATTAATGCTTTACTGTGATTTAGATATGATAGATGATACAAAAGATGATCTAGCAAATGAAATAGCTAATGCTGGAGATTATGTTTATACACTTGAAATTACAAGCGGAGATAGTGCAAATATTCAGGAAGGTAATACTTTACAGCTAACAACAGTTGTAAAACTAAATGGTAATGTAGTTACAGATAAAACAGTTACCTTTAGTTGTGATAATCCTTCTATAGCTTCAGTTGATGAAAACGGATTAGTTACCGCTATATCAGCAGGAGAATGTATTATTACCGCTTCATTGGCAGAAAATCCAAATGTATATGATACTATTACTATTACAGTTACAGCATTACCACAACATAATTATGCAGTAACTATTTCAGGTAGCACATCAATCGTAAAGAACTATACAGCTACATATACAGCAGTATTTACGGATAATGCAGTACCTATTACTGAAGAATCATTTTTCTATATCACAGCAGATGATAGTTCTACAACTACATTAGCAACAATACAAAGTCAAGACCCTGTTGCTAATACCTGTGTGGTAAAAGCTGGAAGTACATTAGGATATGTAAAGTTGTGGTGTAAGAATACAGCAGGTACTATTGTATCTGAACCTTTCAGAATCCAGATTAAAAATATTTTCTAAAGCAATTAATTAAATGTATGGGTATGTTGTTTAAACAACATACCCTTTTTATTATGTGCAACTTCTATGTTGTACCTTTTTTTATGCAATTTGAATATATTGTATCAATAAGAAAAATGGAGGAATTTTATGGTATATAGTAATAATAATATAAAAATTCATATCTCAGAAAAAGAAAAAGAAGGATTAATAAAAAACTTTAAAATAGGTGTATTATGCCAATTACACAAAGAAGGATATTTTACACATGAGCAACTAAACGAAATGATAAAAGAGATAAATAAATAAAGTTACTTGCACATCTTTTATATTTATTGTAT